TTTCTTGTAGGTATCCCACGGCCGCCGGGCCTGCGAAGGGTAGCTGTTGCCGAGTGAAAACGTTACCCACTGTTCAGATGCCGTAGCATCGGTTACGGAATAAACTTCCTGCAGCTCTGGTACCGGATTATCCAAAGCTGTCGACAATACGACATATAATGTTACCTTGGCATTTACACCACCACCGCCATGATTTAGCCAATACTCCATATCACGTGTTGTATTATCTACCTTCAGCTCAACGCTTGGTATAGATCCTGACCCGTCCTCTTTGACTGTACCAATCTGAAACGGGAATGCCTGATATAACTGATCGCACCAGTAAATATCCTCAGTATTTGCAACAACGTGAATATTATCTTCAGCTTCCAATCCCGGCAATTCTATCTTCAGCAAAATCAAAAAAGCGGTCCCACTGCATAATTCGTTCTTGGCAAGCTTGGCCAATGTTGATAATTTAATCGCCATGGCCTACACCTCATTCAGTGTTATAGACACCGTATAATAATGCAGCATCTTTGCTTTGATCTTCGGTGCCGATCCAAAACGTACAGCGTACAGTTTACCTGATACCGGATCAGTCCAATCAAAAGCTTCAGCACCAGCTTTTACAGTATTACAGTAAAAGTCGACAAGCAGCTCTTTTTCCGTGTCCGGCAGCGAATTCCACTCGACAGTAAAAATCTTGCGAATACGTGTAAATTTAGGACGTGTCTGCTGGGATCCATCTTCATATTCTGACCTCAACGTTGGATCGGCCAGTTGTTCGTCCATCGGATAATCAGGATTTCTAATTCCAGCTGGGAAAATATATTTTGATGCCATATTATCCCCCCTAATAAGTTGTGACAGCTGAACGCATCACATCACGGAATCCGCCTTCATTGTTTTGTACTGCCTTCAGTACGATTCCAAGCACAAGGCGTTCTCCGTCAAAAGTTGCACTACCCTTGGCAGCTTGTACCGGTTGCCCACTTTCATTAGTGATGTTCACTTCGATATTTTGAATACCAGCATTACCGCCATTTAAAGCAGCTCTGGTTTGCTCTGCAGTATAAACACGTCCTGGCGTATTTAAGTCAAGGAGCTCTGGACCTTTTTCGCCAACAAGATACATTCCCCCAGGCGCATAACCGCCAGAAGCAAGTCCGCCCATAAAAGAGCTACCAGAATATTTTGTTCCACCAATACTAAAATTGGCCGAATGAGAGAGAATCCCGCCAAGATCAACATTGCCGCCACCCATACCAAACATGCTTGTAACCATGTTCATGACCAGCCCCTGCATAATGACTTTCATCATCATGTTCCAAATGCTATTGGTAAAATCCTCAAAAAGCTGTTCAGACATTTGCGAAAACGATTTCTGTTCCGTCAACATATTTTGCCCAAAGTTGGTAAAGGTTCCCAAGACGTCATCTAACCCTTGCCGCATTGTACCCAATTGATCATATTGCAGGTTTTTGATCTCATCCATTGCTGTACGCCAAGAAGCTGTTAAATCTGCCGATTGAGCATCCTGAAGCGCTTTTGTTGCAGCAGCATATTCTTGCTGGATGCGAAGCTTCTCTTTCTGCGTCAGCTCCGTATCTTCAAGTTCTTTCTGTAACTTTTCTCGGTAGCTCTCCAACTCCGCCACGCGCAGCGCATCAATTCTACTGATATGCATAGAATGGGTATCTTCCAGTGTCTGGTAATAATCCATGTCCATACCATGTTTTTCTGATAAATAATCCCGATAATTCTGAGTAGACTGCAAATCTTTGTACTTTTCAATCTGACTTTCTACTTTAGCTATTTCAGCAGGATCCACACCGGCAAGTTGAGCCTTGCTGATTGTAGAATTCATTTTTTCTATTTCTTCAGCAAGCGAAGCATTTGCAACATCAAAAGAGGTTCCAGTCTGTTCAATGATCTTGCGGTTTACTTCCTGTGACAGTTCAGCGATTTTCCCTTGATATTTAGTCAGTTCTTTCAGTGCTTTTTCTGCATCGCGTTCAGCCTGAGACTTCCCAGTTTTACCCTTCTTAGCTTTTTCTGCACTACCACCGAAGTTTTTTAATTCCAAGTTTTTAGCATCAATAGCAGCGGCTTTGTCGGAAGCATCTTTCGCCCTACGTTTCGCAGCAATTTGCGCACTATAATCAACAGCATGCATCCCGGTATCAGGAACAGTGATGCTGTCATCAATAAGTACACGACCGGTTTCATCATAAGTAAATTTTCCGCCGTTATTATAGTGTTGATATTTCTGATAAGCACCATAACCAATAGCGGCTACCGCAGTACCAACGCCAGCAAAAATGCCTGCTCCAGCAGTCAATTTCAAAGCTTGAATTGCCTGAGTAAGATTTAAAACTGTAGAAATCAATATCCCACCTTGAAAGACAGCATTTGCCATACTCCCAACCCAGCCGTCGGTTTCTCCAGCCACCATCGCTATTGCTCCAGCGGCACCAGTCGCAGCACCAGTAAAACCAATTACTGTATTGTAGAGCCCCACTGTAGCAGTCCCTTGCCTTCTTGCGGCATTGGCAGCAAGCAAATGTTCCTTTTGTGCGTTCATTGTTGCTGTAGCTAACTCAGCTTCTCCCTTTGCAGCTTGTTTTGCAGCTTGTAACTGAAGTTTTCCAGCCTGTGTAGCAGTCAAGCCAAGCTCTTGGTAGTTATGCTGTAAATTACTAAGCCTGTACGCCACATCGTTATGACCCTTAGCTATCAGTTTATTCACAGCACTTTCAACGATCTCTCGTTCTTTTGCCGCTGCAGCTGCTCTATTGTAAGCCTGCTGCACTACGTTTGAAGCTTGGGTCGCAGCTTGTATCTCTATCTGATAACGTTCCATAATGGATGCTTTTCCAGTTTGGTAATACCCTAAAGTTCGTTGAACAGCCCCACCCAACATTGTCTGAGCTTGATATGCTCCGTTTGTATTATTTGTAACCTGCGCTACATCATTAGCAATACTGCCAACCTTCCACGCCGCAAAACCTGTTGCTATGGTAGTTACATTATCAGCAGCCCACCCTAACCCAGATCCCAATGTACTAACCGCCGGAGTAATTATTGTTGTCATTACTTTCCCGACTTCAGCTGCACCTTTACCAGCATTTATGATATGGTCGGAAAATAATTTCATGTTGTTAATAGTTTCTTTATTCAGTTCAAAACTCTCCTGATCAAGAAACATATTGGCAATATTGCCTAAAGTATCTTTATACGCATTGTAAATATCAACAGTGCCAGTCGCAGCCGATCTAGTAAACCCTTCGGTAATCTGATCCATTAAGCCCGCCATAGTTTTTGGCGTTTCAAGACTTGCACGTTCAAAACCCTTCATCCTCTTCATAAGGAACTCAAAAAGCCCCTCACTGCTAGCTTTAGCGGCGGCAATATCAGCATCGGTCAATCCCAAAGCTACAGCTAACGTACTTGATTGCGGGCGGATACCACCCTGCACCAAATCCCGAAGTTCCTGCACAATCTGGTTTCGTGGCAAACCTAAAGATTTAACCGCATTAACACCGACCGTTGTAAACTCCTTCAGCTGTTCGATATTCATGCCACCGGCAAGGCCAGGTCCCAACAAAGCTCTAAACGCTTCAACTAGATCTTCACTTGTTGCTGCAGTTCGCAACGCCGCATCATTCAAATCGCTAAGAATACCCTGAGAGATGCTCATTGCCTGGTTCCATTCCAACTGCTTGCCGTTAAGTTCAGTCATCGACTGTAATATACCGGCAATACCCAAGCTGTTGGTTTCCATTCCTTTAGCAAATTCAAAAGGACGCTTAATGAGTTCTGCACTCATATCAGCCAAGCCGTACAAACCGGTTAAGGCAGTTACCAAACCAGCCGTCTGTCTAGCTGCAGACGCAAATGTCGGCCCCAAAGCACGGCTCGAACTATCAATTCCATCAATAGATCTTTTTGCTCTGCTGAGTCCGGGGCTCATAGCATCCACTAATGATATTTTTACTTTTGTTTCAGCTACTGACATCTTATTTGTCCCCTTTCTCCAGCGCAGCTTCGATCTGTATCTTCTCGATCACCTGTAATTTTTCCAATAATAGCCGTGACATATCAATCCCGGATACTCTTAATAAATAATCAGCGTGCAGCCAGTCAATCCCTATGGGATAGGCACCAGCCATGGTGGTCACATATTTCCAACAACGTTGTATGACCTTCCATGCTATTAAAACTTGCCAATTTCCCGGTAATATATCTGGTTGTGCATACACACAACCATTACAAGGTACTTTTACTTGCTTGGTTTCGTAGATTCTTCGGCAATCTTGGCAGTATTCTCCACGCTCCCGTTGCCAAGCGAAGAGATCCTCAAGTTTTTTATTTCACTTTTTCTGACCTCAGTTGTCATGGCTACGGTACTGGCCATGATTGCAATCACTTCTCCATAAGAAAAGTCGTTAATATCTGCAGCAGGATAAATATTTTTAAAAATCCATTCCGCCGCAATCCGGTCTTTCTTCAACTCTGTTTCTTCTGTTTTATTAATTTCAGAAAGCACTTCATCCGTATATCTACAGTGTTCGTTCCATTTCATTCCGCGAACTTCTAAAAGTATTTTTTTATCTTCAGCCATTTTTCAACATCTCCTTATTCATAACTTGCTACTTTGTTTTGTATGGTAACCACGATAGCAGCATTCTCATCGCTATCCTGATAATATGCACTGTATTGCAGTTCCTGTTTGATGCCGGAAGGACCATCTACAGACGGCGAATTTCTGCTAAATTTAATCTCAGGCAGCAGCAAGGACATCTTCAAGTCGCCCGTTGCAAAGGTCAGCTCTGCGCTGGTCTCCGTACTGTTTTCCGCCAGCTCAAGGTACGTGTTATCGTTAAAAAACGCCGTCATACTGCCCGATATATTAATGAGCCCCTCATTGACGTTCGTGCGGTACCCTTTGCCTCCGATAGCATAAGTATCGCCGTCCAGACCAAAGTCGATATCCATTGTGAACGCCGTCACTGTCGCAGTCTTATTCCCGCCGAGAAGCAGGTCGGCCATAAAGTTATTAAGCCTATTCATGACCGGTTCGCTTGGATTAGCACTGATCGTTGCCGTGCTGATTTTTTCATCACAGCCCATGATCGAGATGGTTGCAGTCAGCTCACCGTCGCCGCCGGCCGAGATAGACATCTTCGACACCTTGCAGCCGTTATATTTTGCGTAGGAATTGATTTTAGGAAACCCCTTTTCCAGCACTAACGACGGCTGATCGTCGGCCGGCTTAAACACATGTTTAAAGAAACCTTCCTTGCCCTCAACTGCCGTCGTAGTAGGCGTCCCCATAGAAGCCTTCCACCAGTACCCGCACGCAGTAGCATCCATCGGTACAACCAAGTCGCCGCCTACGTCGATATTACCCATTATCGGTTCAACTGGATCACGACGACCTCGAATAGTCGCAGGATCTGTTTTATTCTGACTGGCCGCTATACCACAAGTGTTAAACGGCATTTGTACTGCCTTAGTTGCAAGATCTGCCGGATCCTTGCCAAAATCAGTTTCAAATCCCATTTTCAGAGTTGTATACGCACCAATAGCTTGACGCGCGTGCAGCTGTAAATTCATTTTCAACAATGTCATAACCCCCTTTAAAAATCTTCTTCGTAAGACGTGCTGAGCGTCTGCTCCATCGTCCACTCACATTCGATATCAGTAACCCAGTGAGTACCTGCAGAATCCAACGCTCCCAACTGAATCACTTTAATACTCGCTACTGGCCGCATACCGTCTTTATAAGCGTCCAGTTCCTTCTGTATAAGAATGGCAAAGTCCGCCACCTCTTTGCTCCCAGCAAAGACCTTTACCCCAGCCTCTGTTTCAAACGGCTCCTGGTCATCGACAGAGATCCCAACACTGAGATTGCAGTGATAACTACACTCCAATTTTCCAATACCTTCTTCTTTCCAAAGCGCATAAAAGAAAATATATGGCGCATCTGCCTTTGTTGGCGAAAACTCTTCTGTCGCGTCACCAACAGCGATCAGCGGTTTTTTTTGATAACGTTCTTGGCAAAATGCCTGTAACTTCTCTGATTTACCTAAATGATTCGCCAGAACAACTGCGAGATCAGTTAAATTTTTTTGTAGCTTGCCCATCTATTAACCCCCAAAAACTTGATACTTGCGGCCCTTACCAGATGTTTTTCTAAAACTACCGCCGTTATCTAAAAATTCCTGAGCCTTAGCTGTCACATATGCTGGCAACTTCGGTTCCAGCTTATTCATGATCGGTTCAAAAAACGGTCTCGCTGGTACCTTTAAGTGAGTAGTATCACCGCGTAACGGATGCCCAGCTTTACCCCACCGCTTTCTAACCCAAGCCGTTACCGGGTAAGTAACACCCTCTTCCTGAATACGCCCATACTTAGCAGATGCCGCTGACGTCCAGCCGACCTTCACAAGCCCGCCTGATACATACTGATATCCGATCGCATTTATTAACCGCCCATACCATCTTTGCGGTGCTCCTGGGCGAAGATCATTACGAACTCGCCAGGGAATACGTTTTGGCCAACTGGATTTAAAATCCCCGCCACCTTTACGCAGTTCGCTTTTGATCTCACGCTGTACAAAATAACCCATACTTTTACTGCAACCACGTACAAAATCAGGAGAATTTCGGATAAGCGACTGTAAATACTTAGATATACCGTTCTGGACGCTTATCTCAATCATCATCGCAAACCACTCCTTTCGGCTCTTGATGCCGATAGTGTAGTATTTCCAGCAAGACTGTCCTTCAGATACACAGCATTTACATTCCAACGTTGCCCGTTGTATATAATTGAGTCGCCTGGTTTAGGATTCGGGACATCGGCATCGCAAACAGTGAAATTGGCTTTATCGCTAACCTTAACGGCGCGATCCAACTCTTTGAAATACACTTCACTTCTATTGAATTCTTCGCCAATTTCCACAATGGCCGGAATCTCGGTATCGTTATAAACGATTTTTTCTGCCAAAGGGCCCATAAAAAATGCCCTTTGCATAATCGCTTTAATCGCATTGTTCGCCATAAAAACCCCCTTTTTCGCCCGTTTTAGGGTGTAAAAAAATAGGGGTAGGCAAAATCCACCCCTATTCAGTTTTTAAGTTTCTGCTATTCAGTACCTTCAGATGCTGCAGCTGCAGCTGCTACGTCAGCACCAGCGTTAATTTTCACATCAACAGTTGCGCCAGCTGTGGCCGGAGCTGGCGACCAAGCAATACCCAGATAAGTATTACTACCTTGTGTAGCAGTAACCGTTCCGTCATCTTTCAGATAGACGCGCGCGCCCTGGTCAATAGCAGCGGCGTCAGTCTCTAACGAAAATACACCGCCTACCGTCAGCGCAATCAGCTGTCCAGTAATGCCAGCAGCTTCGGCTACGCCACAAATACTTCCGACCACAATAACGTCGCCCTCTGACACGTCTGCCGTACATTTATAATCCAGCTTATCGCCCTTACGGCGGAAAAAAGCTTTTTCTTTTGCCATGATTTAATCCCCCTTATTTCCCTGTATTTTTTACAAAACCGCGGTAATCCAAAGCAGCGATACCGAAATCAAGGTACATCCGGAAAGAACGCGCCAAGGTATCAAACGAATCCTTAGATTCAAGAATCGGAGTTTTATTGCCATTCAGATAACTGATTTCAATACCTTCTACCTGATTTTTCGCAGCAGCAATATACCAAGCATTTGCATTGATATCATCCAAGGCAGTATCTACAACGATATCCAAGGAATTGCGGAATACGTTAGCCACGCCGGAATGAGCACCGGCAGGATCAGCCAAAGATCTTAACAGCTGTTCCGCTGTCGTTTCGTAAGTGGACGGAATGATCAGATATTTAGCGTTCAGATTCAGGCTATATTTCTTGCTGAAATCTTTTTGCTTTCGGAGCAACTGTCGTGCTGCGGATAAAGTTTCCGTACTTGGCACACCTGCTTTAGCAGCCAAATTACCATTGGCAGAACTGTAAGTAATGCCTGCGAGAGCAGTGTACGCCAAACGGTTGATCTTGCGTTTAAAAGCTGCAGCAAACCGATACGGGAATTTTGCCAAAATATCCAGGTCGTCATTGATAAACAACTGGCGGGTGTAGTTCCAGGCGATACCGTCGGTACCCAGCTGGACGGCAGTCTTTTCCTTATCAAGTTTCGCATGAGTGAATTCCCCATTTTCCGGAATCAGTTCCGGCTCCTGAGCCCCACCCAGTTTATAACGATAAGCAGTTTTAAAATCACTCAAGGTCCCTTCAACAGTCCATGCTTCAAAAGTAGTATCCACTTCTGCGTAACCCTGACTCATGGAAAGCTTTACAGTAGCATTCAGCAGATCAGAATATGTACTGCTGGACATCGCCCGGACAAAAAGCTCGTCAGCGTTAAGCTGCAAAACGTCTTTTTCACCAGCGCGCATCAGGATGTCGCGGGCAATATCGCGCTGGCTCATGCCTCGCATTTTCTCGGCACCGTCTGCCGGCTTAGCAATAGCAATCCCGGCACGCAAAGCCAATCCATCACGATATGCTGCACGCAGCTTATCTTCTTCGGCAGCCCCCATCTCAGGCTTAACAGATACTCTGGCAGAATTACGCGTACTAAGCACTTCAAGCAGCTCACGGTTAACTGTCTCAACGTTTGTCCCATCATTGATCCATTTGCTGCGCTGCTCGCTTTCAATATCGAACTTATCACACAATGCGTTGATATCTGTACAGCGTTGGCGTTCCTTTCTTTGAGCAGCCGCACGGATCTCATCTTCATTCACAGGCGATGCTGCAGATGCAACTCCGGTCGGATTTACATCTCTTTTTTCTTCAGTTGGTTTACCTTTTTCATCAGCAGACATTTTTTCTCCCCCTTTTAATTCTCCGGAGCTGCGCTCCGGCACAATATTATTTTCAAAATCGTCGGAAAACGGCAGTGACCGTCCCACGCCAACGGAAGCGTCAGCTGGTACCGTCACTATACTGGCTTCGAACACTTCCCACCGTGTTGCAATCCAAGCCGGACCTTCGATTCCGTCCTCAGACTTATGTCCTTTTTCGATAAGAGTCCATTCATTTACGCGATACCCCACGGACACTCCGCGAATAAAGCCGTCCTTGACGAGCTTCTCAAAGTTCTCGCAGGTGATGGGGGCTGCGCTGTGGTCCAGCTCAATGTCGATGGTCTTGCCGTTCTGCATGGTAATGCGAATCATACGGTGTTCTCCTTTTCGGTTTGATTTGTTGTGTCAGGGTCGCTCTCGGGGGTGGCGATGCCCTGCAGATAGCTCATACTGCCGGGCTTTTCGGCAAATTCTGCGGGGGGCAGCCGGTTCATCCAGTACAGCAGCGCCGCACCCATGAACTGCTCACTGCGAAAGACTGCCTTTGGCAGCAGCGCAAACAGGCCGCCGTCGTGATGCTCGCCGGTAAACGGGCCGGGCCAGTCGTCGGGCAGGCGCTTGTCCAG